CCTGATGATGTTTACGGCAGAGGCGGCAGGGGTGTAAATCTTGACCCCGTTGCTCCCGCATACAACTTCTACGCTGACGCCGCAGCCGCTCCTGTTTATCCTGATATAATGTCAAGTGGGTTTTTTAATCCAGAGCCAGAACCCGATAACATAGTAAAGCGTTCTTTGCGTCCACAGCTACGGCCTGCTTCGTTTGATCCATATGTAAACAATGCGATTAGCAGCGTTCAAGACAACTTCAACGATGGTACTGTTGGGCCTACGATGCAGAACGCTGCGGCTTTGCCAAAGCAGGAAACTTTCATGCAAGGTATAAGTAATTATTTGCCTGCAAGTGTTAATTCTGCATTTATGTTGGGGCCAAATTACGATCAATCTGTATTTGGTGCCGCTGGTGAAATGGGCGGTGAATTGGCTACTTCTTTTTATGACGATGTGATAGGGCCAGAGGGAAAGCCTTTAGAATACTTAGGCGGCGCGGCTGTTGATCTTGGGCGAAGTGTATTTGATACTTTGTATGATCCGCCGAAAGCTGTTTACGGGGCTGTTGATAGCGTATTTGATGCGTTTGGTAGATTAGGCACTGAAACAAATGCGCGTGATAGAGTTGGTAATATTATAGGGGGTCCACTTGCAGCGGCTACTGCGGTAACGCCGTTAGGAAGGCTAGGCAAGTTAACACCTAAGAACAATACGATTTCCACTGACATTAAACCTACGTTTAAGAACTTAAACTTAGCGCATGGAACGCCCAGAACTGATCCGTTTAAGCCAGAAATACAAGTTCAAATGGCTGATGGAACCACACAGTTCATGGATATGTTTTCACCTGATGGATTTATTGAAACAAAATTTACTTCAGGCTTTCCTGAAGGAGCTAAAGTAGTTGGCGACTACCCTTTTGGACGGTTTAGCACTGACTTTATTGGCGCTGGTGAGGGCCGTATGCTTCCGGGTAGTTCGGCATCATCAAGCAATCCCAGAGGTGCCGCTTTTGGCAAAGGCGTCTATTTTGCCGAAAATCCAGAACTTTCCACTGATTCTTATAGATTTATAGATCAAAGGTCTAAGAAGCCTGATGGTTTGCCTAAAAATTTCAGCCTAGATGCGGCTTTAAGGCAAAAGCAAGGAATTATAAACAAATACGGAAGCCCCGAAGAGGCGTTAGAGGCTTTTAAATCAGGTCAAGTAATTTCCAAACCAGATTTTAATTCTGTTTCTCAGGCTTACTTTCAGGGCGCTGAAAACGCTCTGAAGAGCGACAATCCTATTTTGTCTAAAATATCAAGTGATTTAATGAGTGGCATGGAGCCTAGTTACAGAGATAAGTTGGAGCGACTAAAAATAGAAAAGCCTGAAGAGTGGCAAACAATTATCAGCAATCATATAAATGGAAGAATTAATTCTATACTCAAGAAAGGTAGAGAAGATCAATTAGCTAAAGGGCAAAAGATAGTTGACAACCCAGACATTCAAAGGGCGTCAAATATATTAAACAAAAATGCTATGGACACTAGGAATAGAGTTTATGATGAACAGGCAAGTTATGACGCTATGCTGCAAATCATGCAAAGCAATGTACCCGGCAGCACAAAACGGGCAACAATTAATGAAAACCAGCTAGGTAGATCATTAGATTTAGATACTCCAAGTGCTGTAGGGGATACTAGGATTGGTTTTGATAAAAATGTCAGGCAGGACATGTTGGATATTTTTGGGGAAAAGTGGGTAGCGGACCGTGAAAGTGGAATGTTTGCTGATCCTAATAATCCCGGCAATCTATTAAGGGGCGCACCCAATGCTACAGATTATAGGACTGAAGGTGCTTACGCTCCTAGAACTGTAGAAGAAATGAATAAGTTGGCTGATGCTGGATATAGTCATTTGTCTTTCTATGATGGCAAGTCTAGGGAAGTGCATAGAAGGGCGACTAAGCGTATGCAGGACATACAAAAGCAATTAAAAGGCACGACTTTAGAACGATATTTAAGTTATGCCAATAAAAACAATCCACAAGATGTTGCTAAAATGACAAAACTTTATGAGGTTGAGGTGGCTAATCTTGAGAACGACATGAGAAAGGCGCGAGAGTCCCTTACTGGATTGACAAAAAACTATGTTTTCTTCGATGACAAAACCATGCCTAAAATAACTGAGTCCTACGCCAAAGGCGGACAAGTTGGTATGGGGTTAGGTAGCCTATGAACGACCTGACTAACTTTGCGCAATATCTAACTGAGGAAGAGTTAGCGACAGTCGCTCCCATGTTGGAGCGGCTTTCGACGTTAGAAGACCGCGATGATCGTAGCAGCAATTATATGTCGTTTGTTAAGCACGTTTGGCCCCAGTTTATTGAGGGCAGGCACCACAAGATTTACGCGGAAAAACTACAGGCTGTGGCTGACGGTAAGTTGAAGCGGTTAATTATTAACATGCCGCCGCGTCATACGAAGTCTGAATTTGCCAGTTATTTGTTTCCAACGTGGCTTATGGGGCGCAGACCTGACCTGAAGATTATTCAGGCCACGCACACGGCGGAGTTGGCGGTTGGTTTTGGTCGTAAGATTAAAAACTTAATTGATTCAGATGACTTCAGGGATGTGTTTCCTAAAGTCAGCTTGGCTTCTGATGCAAAGGCTAGTGGACGTTGGAGTACCAGCGGCGGTGGTGAATATTATGCGGTTGGTGTGGGCGGCGCTTTGGCTGGTCGTGGCGCTGATTTGGCAATTATTGACGATCCAGTTTCAGAACAGGATGCGCTTAGTACAACTGCGCTAGATAATGTGTATGAGTGGTACACTTCTGGCCCTAGACAGCGTTTACAGCCCGGTGGCGCGATAATTATTGTTATGACGCGGTGGTCTATTCGTGATTTAACTGCGAAAGTTCTGGCAAAACAGAGCGAAAAGGGCGCTGATAAGTGGGAAATTGTTGAATTTCCTGCAATTATGCCTTCTGGCGAGTCACTTTGGCCTGAATATTGGAGTTTGGATGAACTTGAGGGCGTAAAGGCGTCTATTCCTGTAGCAAAATGGAATGCGCAGTACATGCAGAACCCTACTGCTGAAGAGGGTGCGATTATTAAGCGTGAATGGTGGAATATCTGGGAAAAAGAAGACCCACCCGTTTGTTCATACATTATTCAAAGTTACGATACGGCCTTTAGTAAGGGTGATCGTGCTGACTACAGTGCTATCACGACTTGGGGTATATTTCTTGAAGAAAACAGCGACGAAGAACACATTATTTTGTTGGATGCGGTCAAGGGTCGTTGGGAGTTTCCTGAATTAAAGGAACAGGCCAATGATATGTACCATGAGTATGACCCCGACATGGTTTTGATAGAACAAAAGGGTTCTGGCATGCCTTTAACGCAGGAATTACGGCGTATGGGCATACCTGTGACGCCATTTACACCTAGCAGGGGCGCTGATAAGTTTACGCGCATGCACTCTTGCGCACCTGTGTTTGAGAGCGGCATTGTGTGGTGTCCTGACACTAATTTTGCTGACGAAGTTATGGAAGAATGTGCTGCTTTTCCGAATGGCGAACATGATGACTTGGCGGATTCGATGACACAGGCTATACTGCGATTTAGACAGGGTGGTTTTATCGTGACCAAAACTGACTACAATGATGAAGACGAATACAGATACAGCAAACGCAGAGAATATTATTAGGAGACATAGAATGCCCAAAGTAGGTGATAAGCATTACAGCTACGATGCCAAAGGAATTGCTATGGCTAAGAATGCAGCCAAAGCGTCTGGTAAACCGTTAAAGATGAAATACGGTGGAAGTGTTAAGAAAATGATGCACGGCGGTAGCGTTGAAGTTGATGGCGTTATGCAAGAGCATTATGCACAGCCTATGGACGCTTCTATGGCTGATGAGAACTCAGGTTTTTCCCGTGGCGGTGGCGCGGCACTTCGTGGCACAAAATTTCGTGGTGTAAAATAATGCCCAAGATAACAATCGACGTTGATATTCCTTACAAGGACTATTTTCTTCAGCCAGACGAATCAGTTGTGATTGAAGATGTAGAAGGCGAAGACGTTGTAAAAGAAGTTGCGATTACCTGCCCGACTTGTGGCGCGGTAATGGCTGAAGAGGTTGAGGCAGATTAGGTTGGCGTTCCGCGCACCTCCCAACGGGTTACGTCAGCGGCTCCCAGTTTCTGTCCTTTCACTGGTAGAGCTTTTCTGCCTCAACGCTACAATAGGAAAGTAATATGGCTTTTATAGATCGTGATTCTGGTCCGGGTGGTGTTCCTGAAATGCCTATTTTGCCCGAAGAAAACGTTTTGGCAGACATTCCTGAATTGCCGCCAGAACCCGGTGTATTTGAGTTTGATGACGGCAGTGCTGTAGTTGGTGATTATGACGATGGAATGGGTATTGCACCAGAAGTCCCTTTTGATGGTAATTTGGCTGATGTTGTTGATCCTGCCATTCTTGGGCGCATTGTTTCTGACTTGGTTGGCCTTATTGATGATGACTTGGCGTCCCGCGAAGATTGGGAAGACACGTACAAGCAGGGGCTAGAATTTCTAGGCATGAAGACTGAAGAGCGCACAGAGCCTTTTGAGGGTTCGTCAGGCGTTGTTCATCCATTGCTGGCAGAAAGTGTTACGCAGTTTCAAGCGCAGGCGTATCGTGAGCTTTTGCCTGCAAATGGTCCTGTTAGAACGCAGGTTATTGGTGCGCAGAGCGAAATGCTTGTTAAGCAGGCAGAGCGTGTCAAAGATTATATGAATTACCAGATTACCTATGAAATGGAAGAATACGATCCTGAATTGGATCAAATGCTGTTTTATTTACCTGTGATTGGATCGACCTTTAAGAAGGTTTACCGTGATCCACTAAAGCAACGCGCTGTTAGCAATTTTATTCATGCAGAAGATTTAATTGTGCCATATGGCGCTACTGACTTGGCAACTTCGCCTCGCATTACGCACCGTATTACGATGGATTCTAACGAGGTTAGAAAGCTGCAGCTTGCGGGTTTTTACAGCGACATAGATATTCCGACTGATGGTACATCTGATGACCAGATGAGTGAGGTTACGGAGTCAATCAACGATATACAGGGCGTACACCCTTCTAATTCCTCTACGGATTTAACTCTTTATGAGGTCCACACTGATTTGGACCTTGAGGGCTTTGAAGACATTGGAATGGACGGTGAGCCTACGGGGTTAAAGCTACCGTACATTGTGACCATTTTGGAAGATACGAATGAAATTCTTTCTATTCGTCGCAACTATCCAGAAGATGACCCTATGAAACGTGCGCAAAAATACTTTGTGCATTACAAGTTTTTGCCGGGTTTGGGTTTTTATGGCTTGGGTCTAACGCATATGATTGGCGGCTTGGCTATGGCTTCAACGTCGATCCTGCGTCAGCTTATTGATGCTGGCACGTTGGCTAACCTTCCAGCGGGTTTTAAGGCCCGTGGTGCGCGTATTCGTGATGAAGACAGCCCACTACAGCCCGGAGAGTTTCGTGACATTGATGTAGTGGGACAAACGCTGCAGGCGTCTTTGATGCCATTGCCGTTTAAAGAGCCTTCTGGCACGTTGTATAACCTTTTGGGTACGCTGGTAGATGCTGGTCGCAGATTTGCATCTATGGCTGACATGAAGGTTGGTGAGATGAGCGGTGAAACGCCCGTTGGCACCACTATGGCGATTATGGAACGTGGCACTAAGGTTATGTCCGCTATTCATAAACGATTGCATTATTCGCAAAAGATAGAATTTAAACTTTTGTCGAAGATATTTGCGCAAGACTTACAGCCGTATCCATATATGGTGTCCAAAGAAGTTGGACCTGAAGTAAAAGCGCAAGACTTTGATGAACGCATTGATGTTCTGCCTGTTTCAGACCCGAACATCTTTTCCATGTCGCAGCGCATTGCTTTGGCGCAAAGCGAATTGCAGTTGGTGCAGTCTAATCCTGAGATACACGGCGGTCCTATGGGACTGTATCAGGCGTATCGCAAGATGTACGAGGCTTTGGGCGTTACGAACATTGACGCTATTTTGCCACCACCACCGCCACCGCCCCCGCCTGCTAATGCTGCTAAAGAGAACCAGAATGCGCTTATGGGTGTGCCGTTGCAGGCATTCCCAGAGCAAGATCATCAGGCCCACATAGAGGCTCATATGGCGGTCATGTCTACGCCTGCCATGCAGCTTAACCCTGCGTCTATCGTGGCCTTACAGGGCCATATACAGGAGCATATAGGGCTTATGGCTGAGAAGCAGGCACAGGCACAGGTCATGGAAAGAATACCGCCTGAAGTGCAGCAAAACCCAGAACAAATGCAAATGATGATGCAGCAAATTAAGCCTCAGATTGACCAGATAGCTGCGGTTATGATTGCAGACATGGTTGAAAGCATGGCGCAAGCTGTAGAGCCGCCACAGCAGTCTGATCCACTGGTGGACATACGCAATCAGGAACTTCAGTTGAAAGCGGCTGATATGCAGCGCAAGTCTTCAGAGTTTGAAGCCAAACAAGAATTAGAGCGTGAGAAGGAAAAGAATGACGTTCTGGTAAATCAACAGCGTATTGATGTTTCTGAAGCAGCTTTGGACGATAAGACCAGAATTGCAGAAGACAGAATACGGACGCAGCGTGAAATTGCGGTGATGAATGCAACAAAAGCCAATACAGGATAATATCGTAGATTTTCCTGAAATGACTGAAATAGACAGGCAGTTCTTAGAGTTAGAACGCCAAAAGATTTTGATTGCACAACAACGTAAGCAAATAGAAGATAGGAAATGATATGAGTTCTTCAGTAAGGCAAAAGATGGCAGAGGTTATAAAGGCTGCAAAGCATTCACCTGCAATCACACCAGAGGTTAAAAATGAAGCCAAACAGACTGTTGCGGAAACACCTGAAACCAAAAAAAATTCCAAGCCAGCAGTTAAAAAAACCACCAAGAACAAAGCCAAGATATTTAAAAAAGTTTAGTAGAATAGCAAGACCCCAAAGATTTATAGGGGTTTTATAGCTTTTTACTAACAATACTTGCGTATCCCGTAT